AAAATGTTCTGTTCGATATTTTTTCAAACTATTTAATGTCATGTGTCGAATAATGTTTATGTCAGATTTACCATTTTTCATAGACATCGATGCCGATGCAAATAGTATTTGACTCAGATCAATTAATATCATTATTTTTTTCCTTTTTTCAAATTTTTTATTTCAGTGTCAATTTCTTTCAATCTACCTTCAATTTCGGCATTACTCGAAACATCAAGTTCTCCGCGTACTTCTGATAAACAAAGCATTTCGTTCAATAAACTTTTTCGTGTTCTCATGACTTTCTCTTATAAAGTTTTTTAATTATAGTATTATTATAACAATAGAAAGAATCATTGTCAAGTCAATTTTGATACTGTTATTTTTTGGGGGGGATTTCATCTTTGACAGAAGGTTCACCTAAAACAACAGAAGAATATCCTGTATCGGTAAAAGACTTTTCGCGTAACATAGTCTCAAACACACTAAATAATTTCTTGCATCGGATGTCGTGTAATTCACTTAAACCGATCATAACGTTTGCAAGTTCATCTTCAGTCATTGGTTCTGGACCATCTACCATTTGTTGAGTTATCAGTTCCAAATCGTCTTTGGTATTCCAAACTGTCTGGATAGCTGACTCTAAATCAAATCTGTCGTATTGTTTTCTCATAATAATTCTCTTTTCAAGTTATGCGGGAAATTGTAATCCGCGTTCTTCCATTAAATCACGGAGTTCATCTTTGATATGTTCTAATGCTTGTTCGCCTGTTTTATATTTTTCGGGATCATACTTCAACAAAGAGCGTATCTTTTGGTCTATGTCCCAAGCAAGTAATGCCCAATCCATTGCTTTAGCTGCAACATTAAACTCTTCTTGATCTTCTGGTAAATTATATTCAAAATTTGCTTTCATTTTGTTATTTCCTATTCATGTTGATAATAATAATTAACTATCGGCAATCGACCTTGCTTCGGGTGCTTTTTTGTCGAGGGGTTTTTCGGAGACAATTGTTTTTTTACCTGTTTTAGAATTAGTGGTTTCCGTTTTGACTGTTGACCTTTCAATTTTTTCTTCTTTAGACATTGATTTTTTATCACCGTATCCATCTTTGTACCAACCACCCCCTTTGAGATGAAAACTTCCCAAACTCATTATTCTTGTAGATGATTCCCCACAAAGAGAACATTCTATTGTTTTGGTTGTTGAGGTGATTTTGTCAAACTCTTCGGTTATTTCATCACATACGTTACATCGATATTCATATATTGGCATTATTATTTACTCCACCATTTTCCTATTCTACCACCATGAAGATAAACATCTTCATGACCATTATTAAGAACTTTAGCAACTGCTGCTAAAGCCTGTTGTTTATCGTTAGTTCTAAAATAAGGTTTGTCACCAATCATAACTTGATACTTCATAATGATAAACCAGTTATTGATGAAAGATAATTTGTTTCCATTTCTCTTTTTGGTTCTAAAATTACCATAACGTGTTTGTTGTCTAGTGTAATTTTATCTGTTTTTCCAGCTACGCTCCAAGGCACTAAACCGATTCCCATTTGACCAGCAGCATTTGGTGCTACGGTTTGGATAGACATTGGTTTTTCTAGAATCAAAAATCCATCTTCACTTTCTTCCATTCTAGATATTAGTTCTTCACCAGTAGTTAGTTTCAATACTTTTACATCATTTGCCATTTTATAATTGTTCCTTCAACATTGTTACATATTTAGAAATTGAATGGGTCAACCCATCCGTTTGTGAAATTAATCCATTGTCATTGTCTGGGCCCCAATTTCCATTTCTAGGGTCTATGAAAATTCCTGTATGGCGAAAAGGCCACATAGGAGACATAGGAATAGGATCGACAGGATTAGATACGCGAAAATGAGTGGGTTGGCTATCAAGAACTTCAGAACTAACCTTTGGTGATCCGTAAGTAAAAATCTGAACATTTTTTCCTTTCAAGTGCAACCACATTCCTACTATTTGTGCTATCGCACCGCCTAAACTGTGGCCTGTGATATAAACGGTATGTTCTAGTGTGTAGAGTTTTGCATTGTTTACAAAAGTATTGTCTATGGATTGCATAACATAAGTTGATGCATCTTTAAATCCTTTATGAAGATAAATTCCCAATACGTCATCTTTTACCAATCTTGCATCCAAATCTGCGAGAACATTATTTTCGTTTGCAGTACCTCTAACAGTGATAATTGTAATACCATTATTCTGTTTTACTTCAAATACAATCTCATCAGTTGAACCATTCTCATAAATTGCAGCTGAATACTCTGCGTGTTCAATGAGTGATTCTATTGTAACTGGTAGAGTTGATTTATCACCACTTGTCGCACCCGCCTCTTCGGCACTCTTCGCACATCCACTAAGAACTAGTATCGTTCCTACTATGATGACTAGATAATTCTTCGCCTTTTTTCCAAGCTGTAGCACTGAGTATTGCTCCAAAAGATATGTGAAATATTCCTCCACCTTCTAATGTAAGTGGAATCCAACGTGATGCGTCACAGATTAACCCTTTAGCGACCATCATATTACAATAACTATCCATCTGAATATTCCAGACAACCGGACCTATGAAAAAATCACATAAGCAAATGAAAAGATAAACGATGGCCGCCCAATCACGCCAAAATCTGTTGATTGTCTTATTCACTATGCTTTCTTATCTGACATAGTAACAAGTGTAAGGATACTTCTTCCAGCTTCAATGGCAGTGTCAACAACCCATTCCAAATTTTCTTCGTCATAATCCCATTTTTCTCTGACGTATGCGACCAATTCATCATATTCTTCGTCATCAATGTCTGTAATTTCGGGAATAACATCTTCAATATTGTCAACTGCTTCAAAAAGTTTCTTCACAGGGTCAATGAAATACCTTGCATCTGTCCACGAAAACTTATCATCTGCTTTTGCTTTTCCAATTGCATCTACGAATGAAAAAATGAACTCCATAACGTCTTTAGTTTCTTTTATACCTTTAACTTCTGCCATTCTATTCCTTTATAATTTAATAATTAAGCGAGATTAAATCTTACGATATAATCATTTATGTGTTGTTCAGTAGCTACAACACCCTTTGCTTCAACTGCTTTTTTAGCAATTTCTCTAATATCAGTTTTTTCAACTGTCTCTTCAATTT